GTTTTGAGGTCGCTTACTGGACAATGTTTATCGCGCGTGTGTTCGCGTAGTTCTATTTTTAGAAGAAACTAAAGAACAAGAAAACAATAGTAGAAACAAAACTGCAAAATCAATGGCTTACGGCCGTTACACGTGCCGTTACAGCTTGGTTAATCGCGCAATGCGACCTGTAACACGCGTATTGCCGCCAGGCAGACACGCATTACGCCGCTCGCAGCTCGCCGACCGCCGATCGCCGCCAGGGGGGCGGACGGCTGTGCGCCGGCTGCTTTTAGCAAATTGCGTAGAGGGGTAGGGGAGCCCTTTCGGGGGACCCAAGTTGCGGGCAGCGAGCCGGGGCTTTGTTGCAAGTCCAACGCGAGAGGCTCAAAGTCGTTCGCTTTTGACAGGCCAGTGCCCAGGCACTATGCTCTGTGTCATGCGCAAACTCCTGATTCTCGCTGTCGTCACTTCCTTCGCCGCCGGCTTCTACGCCGATCGCTGGCAGCACCGGCCGATTGTCATTACGCTGAAGTCGGCTGTGCACCAGACACAGGAGGTAGTCGCTCCGAGGGACCCGCAATCGCCTGTGTATTGGGAAGGCGGCGGGGGGCATCTCGAACATAACAACATGCCGTGCGACCAATCTCATTGTTGGTGGGTGACATGAAGACAAAGCAAATTCCGCTACCCATCCCTCTGCTGCCGACTTCGAGGGAATGGTAATGGCGTATTGGGCTGCGATTAGGCATGCGCGCAAATTAGACTCTCAAAAGAAATGTGGCAATCCGCAGTGCTCAAAGCACATTCCTGCCAGCCATGCGTTTTGTTGGCCTTGCGCGATATTTGGCGGACAACGCAGGATTAACCCATGAGTCGACTATTCCGCTCGGCCGACGCCCTGGCGCGCGAGCACACAGAGCGCGCGGTGGAAGTCATCGCGGAAGTCATGAACGACCCCTTCGCCGAGGATCGGGATAAGGTCAAAGCGGCGGAGGCAATGCTCGATAGAGGGCACGGCAAGCCGCTGACGGCGACTATCCAAGTCCCAGCCAACCGCGCGCAGGCGGCGCTACTGGCGGCGATGAGCGATTCGGAGTTACTTGAGGCTATCGCTCAGGCGCAGCTCCCGCGACTGATGAACCAGAAGGATTTTATTGACGTAGTTGCGGAGCAATTGGACCCTCTGCTACGATAAGCAGTGAGCCCAAGAATATTGATCGGGTGCGAAGAGAGCGCCACGGTGCGCGATGCGTTCCGAGCACTAGGACATGACGCCTATTCGTGCGACCTGATAGGAACACGCGGCGATAGCGCATGGCACATTACCGGCGATATTTTCAAAGTAGTGAAACAACGCGGCCCTTGGGACATGTTGATTGCTTTTCCAGAATGCACGCACGTTTGTGTTTCTGGCGCGCGCTGGTGGCCGAAGAAGATTGCACTTCAGCAGGCCGCCTTGGAATTCATGCGAAATATAATGGAACTCTCAATTCCTAAGATCGCAATGGAGAACCCCATAGGCGCATTCTCAAGTTACTGGCGTAAGCCAAATCAAATTATTCAGCCATGGCAGTTTGGTCATGGGGAGACTAAGGCTACTTGCCTATGGTTAAAGAACCTTCTCCCGCTTCAACCGACAAATATCGTTGATGGTAGAGAGGCTAGAATCCACCGAATGGCGCCAGGGCCACATAGGAAGCGCGATCGAAGCAAGACTTACCAAGGCATTGCTGATGCAATGGCCGAACAGTGGGGGATATTGCTTTGAGCGATCTCCCGCCCGAACAAGCCGCCGGAGAATTGCTCCGGCGGCAGCGAGCCCGCGCCTCGCTTGTCGAATTTTCCCAATCGATAGAAATCCCAGGCGTGCCGCTCGTGGACATCAAGGACGATGACTTGACGACGGAGACGACATACGCGCCAGTCGAGTCGCGAATTGCAGTCCATCATCGGTTGATTATGGAAGCGATTCAACGGTGTATTGAAACGCCGCGCGGTAGGCTCTTAGTGTTCAGCCCGCCGGGTTCGAGTAAGTCCACTTACGGGTCTGTGCTTGCGCCCGCATGGATTATGGGGAAGAAACCAAACACGCAAATAATTCTCGCGAGCTACGGCACGTCGATCGCCGCTAAGCAATCGCGCAAAGTGCGAGCGATCATGAAGGACCCGCGTTACACATCGCTTTGGCCTGAGAAGCCGATGCTTCTAGACGACCAGCGCGCCGTCGATGACTGGCAACTAACCAACGGAAGTTCTATGATGGCTGCAGGCTTGCTAGCGGGCATCACAGGGAACCGGGCTGATGGAATTATCATTGATGACCCTGTAGCCAACCGCGAGCAAGCCGACTCTCCGACCATTCGCGAGAAGACTTACAACGAATACATCGACACAGCGATGACCAGAGCCAAGCCGCGAATGTGGTGCGTAATCATTCAAACCCGATGGTCAGAAGAGGACCTAGCAGGTATGATTCTGCCCGCCGATTACTCTGGCGAGAGCGGCATGATAAAATGCCGCGACGGGCAGACGTGGGAAGTCCTGAGTATTCCGGCAAAAGCAGAGCGCGAGGACGATCCGCTTGGCCGGAAGATTGGCGACTACCTTTGGCCTGAGTGGTTCCCCGAATCGCACTGGGCGACCTGGGAAAAGAACCCACGCGCAGCGCGAACGTGGTCCGCGTTGTACCAGCAGCGGCCGGCGCCGTTCAGTGGTATCCATTTCAATCGCGAGATGTTCAAGAGATTCGATTTGGACTTGCCGCGAGTTGACCTGTGATAGAACCTTATGACGGCATCGACGCACTTCCGAAGTCGCTGCGCTACTACAGCGCCAGTGACTACGCAGTGATGGCCGCCCGCGCCGGCAAGACGGAACCAGATCGTACCGAGCACGGCGTCGTCGGCCTAGACAACAAAGGGGATATGTGGTTTGTCGATTGGTGGACAGGCCAAGTCGAAACGGACAAGAGCATCGAAGCGTTCATCAAACTCATCTCGTTATGGAAGCCAGTCAGGCACTTCAACGAGGGCGGGCTAATCGACAAAGCCATAGGCCCGGCGATTCGCAAGCGGATGCAAGAGACCCAGAAGTTCGTCGCGATAGAGCAACTTCCGAGTTTGAGCGACAAAGCAATCAAGCTTCAGTCCTTCCACGCTAGGGCGACGGCCGGGACGATTCATGTACCAATCCGACGCCCTTGGGCGGAGGATTTGATAGACCAGTTAGTCAAGTTCCCGGCGGGCCGCTGGGACGATAAAGCAGATGTTTGCGGTCTTCTTGGCCGTGGTATAGACTTGATGTACGATGCTCGCGTGCCGTCAGAAACGCACAAGCCGCTTTTAATTCCATTTTCGGCGGCTTGGCTGGAATACGACACCGATAAAGACAAGCCGAAAGTTAGATTTTTTAGTTAGGAGTTACGTGCATGACCGATCCTGTTGCCACTCAAGTCGCTGCGGTTGAGACCGCTGTCAAGGCCGATATTTCCAAGGCAAAAGCCTTTGAGAACAAGGTCTTCGCGTTCCTCCAGGCGCACTACACGAAGGGGGCTGCCGTAGGCTTGGGCTACGCCATCAGCCACTTCAACATCGTTTCACTGATCTTCAAGGTGCTGTAATGGCTCAAGTTAATTCGACTCCCGGCGTGCCGCCGACTGTTCCGACCGTCAATCCCAACATGAACGAAGTCGGCACCGACGGTCCGAAGGCATACGCCAAGGCGACGATCGTTCCCGCGGCTGAATCGCACACTGGATCGAAACTGCATATATGACGCAAGTCAGCAGCTCGCCGGGGGTGCCGCAAGGGTTGCCCTCGGTGACTGCAAGTTCCGCAACGCCGATTATGGCGGGCACGACGGCGATATCGACGCAGAGCAACGTCTATCCCACAGTGCTCATCGAACAAGGCGTCGTGGTACCATTCAACAGCTATACCCCGATCCAACTACCAACGAATACAGGGTTCCCAATATGATTCACAGCCGCCCAGGCTTCAAGCCGCGCACATCGGACGAAGACTGCGCCAAGTTGCAACCCGACATGGTGCCGGCGATCAACCGGCACAATCAGCCGGAGACCACGAACTTGAAGACGGCGACCATTCAGCACATGCAGGCGCAAGCGGAAGCCGCGCTTAAACGCATGAAGGAAGGTTCACAGGTCAACGTGCTGGTGAATCCGAACCCTAGCGCCACGCCGGTTATGACTTCGCCGCATAAGGACTAAGCGTGTCAACTTCCGGCGCCTCCAACGGTCCTGCAACTCCCGGCGGTATGGCCGGTATCCTCACTGACCCTAGGCAGGCGACAGAGGGGAAGGACGGCGGCGATTACGACGAGCCGGATGACGATAAGGAAGTCTCGGAGGCCGAAGAGGCGCAAGTCCAGAAGCTCTGGAAAGAATACGATGACGCCCGCAAGTTCGATGAGAACTTCCGCAAGCAAATTGCCATTGACAGGCGGTATGCCGCCGGGACGAGTGACCTTGCATGGGCAGTTTCCACGAATTTAATTGGAGCATTCATCGATATTCTGGTTGCATTGCTCTATGCCCGAAACCCCGATGTATCGGTGCGAAAGTCACCACAGGTAGACGAGTCCAATACGTACCAGATGCAAATTTTTGCCCGTACTATGGAAATCGTTATCTCTTCCCTGTGGAAGAAAGCGAGCCTCAAGAAGTTCGCGCGCAAAGGTGTCCGTTCGGTGCTGTCCAATGGTGAAGGTTGGTTTAAAGCCACGATGGTTTCTGACAAGCGTCCGCAGCCGGAAGTGGAATCAGCACTCAACGATGCGCAAGAGACACTTGCGCGTATTCAGGCGCAGCAGAAGTTGCTAGAGGACCCGCAGGACCAAGACCCGGAGACGTTGGAGCAAGAGCAGGCCGAGAAAAAGGCGCTCATCGAGGAATTACAGGAGAAGATAGAGCTTGCCGTCAATCGGATGTTCGTCATCGACTTCGTCAAGACGGAGAACATACAGGTTTCGACCGATATCGAGTCGATCGAGGATTATCTCGATGCCGACTGGATCGGAAACGAAGTCTACTACTCGAAAGAGAAGGCCCTCGCGCAGTTTCCGCGGCTGTCTGTTGAGGACATGAAGGGTGCGAAGGTTTACTTTCAGAGGGCGCCCAAGGAACTCACGACTCGCGAAGTTGATAACGTACTGCCGCAGGGAATGTTGACTGCCGAGAGCGCGCAGTCGTTCACATCGCAGACGAGTACGACCGAAACGCCGTCCTTTGTCCGGTGCGTTGAGATTTGGGACCGGACGGACAAGCAAATTCGCACGATCATTGATGGAGTCAAGAAATGGGCGAAGGAGCCGTACCCACCGCCGTATCCGACGAGCCGATTCTTTCCGTACTTCTACTTCGCCTTCTACGAAGTCGATGGACAGAGACATGCTCAATCGCTCTCGTGGCGGCTATACAAATTGCAGGACGAGTACAGCGCGACAAGATCAAACTTCAGACTTACCAGAGAGCGCTCGATACCTGGTGTACTATTCAACGCGACCATGTTGGACGACTTGGAAGCGAAGAAGCTCACCGAATCGAAGTCCCAAGAGTACACCGCGCTCCGTCCTAGCGATCCCCAGATTCCTATTGCCAATTTGTTCGCTCCTAAACCCGTCGCGTCGATCGACATGAGGCTTTATGACCCCTCGCTCATCCTCAATGACATGGAGAGAATTTCAGGAGTTCAAGAGGCGCTATCGGCGGCACTTAGCCAACCGGGAAATCCAAAGACTGCTACAGAAGCCAACATTCAGCAGAGTGGTACGCAGGCTAGAACAACGTCTGATCGCGACAACCTCGAAGGGCTTCTAACCGATTTGGCCCAGTACACCGCGGAACAGTCGCTCCAGTGCCTGAGCACTAAGGACGTACAGCGACTTGCTGGGCCGAAAGCCTTTTGGCCGACGGGAATGGATATCGAGGACCTATTTACGATGGTGGAGATCGTCATCGAGGCAGGTTCTACGGGCAAACCGCGGCAGCAGACAGATATGCAGGCGTGGTCAACACTCCTGCCGCTGATCCAGAATCAGTTGAAGGAAATCGAACAGGCGATGGCGAGCGGCAATATGCCCATGGCCAATGCGCTGATTGAATTGGTCAAAGAGACGATGCTCAGGCTTGGTGATGAAAGCGATGTGGAGCGGTTTATCCCGCGGCAGCCGCCGCCAGGAAGCCCAGGAGCTGGCGGACCGCCGCCGCCCATACAGCCGCAAGTCAGCATTAGCCTCAAAGGGACGCTCACCACGGCAACTTCCGAAGCGATGGCACAACCTGTGCTTACGCGCGATGCTGCCAGTGCGCCTCCACCCCAAACTCCGCCGTCAGGTGCCGCCCCGGCTCCTGCAATATCTGCACCACCGAGCCCTGCGGCTCCGGCGCCGGGCGGCGGACCTTGATTTAACAACAGGAGATTGAAATGACCCTTCAAATTGTTCTTGACGAAGTTCGAGCGGAACGTGAGTACCAGGATCGCAAATGGGGTACTGCGTTTGACGATAAAAACACAGTAAACGACTGGGGTGCCTATGCAGGCATCTACATAGCTAACGCAACCACGATGAAAGCAACTCCCGCCGAGCAACGTGCTGGCATACTTAAAGCCGCTACGCTGTTGATAGCTGCTATCGAAGCGTGTGATCGCAATGGCGGATTCCCTAATCGCCATTACGACAAATAATCCCTTTAAGGAAATAAAATGGCTGAGGAAACTGTGTTAGACGCCGTGAACGCGGCACTGAGCGGCGAGACGCCGGAACCTGTGGAGGTAGAGACAGAAGTCACTACCGAGGAAACCCCGGTTGAAGAGACTCCGGTAGAGGAAACTCCTACCGAAGAGACTCCGACTGAGGAAACCGAAGAGACCGACGAGGAAGCCGAAGCGCGAGGCGATGAGCGCGATCCGGTCACGGGTAAATTCGTCAAGAAGGCGGAAGAAAAACCCGTCGAAGAGGAAAAACCGAAGCCTGCGGAAAAGGCGAAGGTCGAACCCCCGAAGAAAGACCCGATCAACGACCCGATTCCGGAGAACCTCAAGAAGGATACCTCTGAGCGCATCCGATCGCTGATCGACATTGCTAAGAACGTCACGCAAGAGCGCGATAAAGCGAAGCAGGACTTCGATTACATGGTCCAAGGCGTTCAGGCGACCGGCACCAGCCCTGAACAGTATGGGGAGACCCTAAGCTGGCTGGCGCTCTTTAATAGCAATGACCCTAAGCAGCAGGAGAAGGCCCTTGAACTTGTCGAAAATGTCGCCGAGAGACTTGCGACGCTTCTTGGCAAAGAACGGACCGTCGGAGATCCCCTGGCAGCGCACGCAGACCTTAAAGACGCGGTTTCTAAAGGGCAGATTACGGCACAGTATGCGAAAGAGATTGCTCGCACTAGAAATGGACAGCAATTTCGAACTGAGCTAACAACTCAGGCGACAACTCAGCAGCAACAGCAGCAAGCGCAGGCCCAAGAGCTTGCCACCGCGCGCACGGACCTGAGCACTCTGGAACAAACGCTGATGGGAAGTGACCCAGACTACGCCGCGAAGAAAGCAATTCTAGTCCCGGCACTAAAACCCGTGTTTGCTGCCATTCCGCCGTCGCAGTGGAAGACGAAGTTCATGGAGGCATACAAGGCGATCAACCTACCGAAAGCCGCGCCTCGCGTGGTGCCCAAAGGCGTGCCAGCCAACCAACCGCTCCGCGCTAAGCAGCCGGCGGGCGGACAGGCCAAGGCACCGAGCAGTGGACTTGAGGCAATTAACGCAGCGCTAGCGGGGATGGGGAAATGAAACATTACGAACTGCTACGGATGTGCGCTGATAAGCTTGAGAAATACCCAAGCGAAACTCAGTTTCACGATCTAATTCTCATTCACCCACATCACTGCGGGCGCTTTCCATTTTCTGGTGGCGGAACCGAAAAACTCAACGAGACTCAAGATACGTCAGCATATAGCGTGCCTATTACGCAAGTTCTAGTCCGCCTCGCTCGTGGCTTGAAGGAGTTAGCGAAATGACCGACTATAGCAAAGTGCTCATCGCAACCCCAATACGCGGCAACCAGACCGTCACGTTATATACGGCCGGTTTGCTTCAGAGCACTGGTTTGCACGGCGGATGGCTGCCGATGGCAGGGCAGAGCGATATATACGTCGCCCGCAATGTTCTCGCCAATGAATTCCTACAGCGCACGGACTACACGACGCTCGTCATGATCGATAGCGACATCGGATTCACCCGGCAGCATCTGCAAGACCTGATCGAATCCCAAGAGGCATTCGTGAGCGGGTTGTACACCGATAAATGTCAACCGCCGATGCCATTCTGCCGCGACGTAGAGGGTAAGCCCGTGCCGCTTGAGGACATCCCCCTTCAGGGCATGCTCAAAGCGCGATTCGTCCCTGGCGGGTTCCTCAAAGTCCATCGCTCAGTGCTTGAAGCCATCATCGAGCAGAAACTCGTGGCGTCCTACGGCGGCGGCAAGTTACATCATTTCTACAACGGCCGCATCGTGTTCGATAACCTCTTGTCCGAGGATTATTCGTTCTCCGACTTGGTCTATCAAGCAGGATTCCAACCGTGGATCAATTGCGGGATTCGCTTGAACCATGATGGCAGGACGCTCGATCCGCAACCGGCGCAGATCAAGACAGATACGCTATGAACACTCTAGATGAGCGCTTAGTACGAATACGCGATAAGCTTGATGGTGAGTATTATAAACCCTGGAGTAACGACGAACCGAAACCTAATATACCTCTTCCGGCG